AGAAACAGGGAGCAAATTGATATGGGGCTAACCAAATACAAAGACGCACGAGAGGCAATCAAAGCGTTTGAAGCCGCTACCAGCCCAGAGATAGACATTGTGGACCGCATTAAAGCGTTCACTGACGGGCCTGACGACCATGAGGCCCACCATCGGCCCTGGGAAATGGTGACGGAAGTATTGCTGCACAGCATCCTGGAAAGTCCTGACGATTGCGTCTTGGAAATTCGTGATTTTTGCTGGCGAAGGCCAATACTAGCCGAATGGCTCCACGGCTCATTTGCTAACGACGCAAGTGTTTTGTTGGACCGAGCACGGGATGAAATTTTGCGGCTGCGGGCCGAAATCGAACCGTCAAATGCAACGCAAGAACTGGAGGAGGACTAATATGCCTAAAGAGCACGAACACGTTTACACGTCTTTTGTGGACTACGACGAAGAGACAGACATGGCGACCGCCCGATGCGAGTGCGGTTCGACACTTCACTTTCCCAGCCAAGCCAAAAACAGAGTGAGCGCTTGGAGCGCTTACCCCGACAAGTTTGATAGCGTTGTTAAAACTCATGTAGACCAAGAGCGACTTGAGGGCGACACGATGGATGAGACTGATGGACATCCTTGAAGCAGCGTCAGAGGCGGTCAAAGACCGGCACGGCAGGCACGGTGACTTTCGCCACACCCACCAGCGGATAGCTGATCTATGGGCGTCTTACCTTGGGGTCGATGTCGCGGCTACAGACGTAGTTCGCATGATGATTTTGCTGAAGGTGGGGCGGTCTAAAGAGGGCGACGAGGCAGATCCAGATCACGCAACCGATATCGCGGGTTACGCAGCACTTCTGGAAAAGCTCACAGTGTCAAAGGACAATAAAGGATTTTAATTGCGGCCTGCCACTACGCAGCACTTTCGGACAAACTCACAAAAAAAGACCCGCCTAAAAAAGACGGGCCTTAAAGTGGTGGGGCTCTTAGGTGGTACTTGGGAGGAGTACCAGGAAAAGCTAGCTTACGCCGCTAGAGATGGCAACCCATTGTCGCCGCTGAAAGTCTCCCGCTTCACCCCACTTTTATCAATTCTGAGGGTTTGCCTGCGGTTTTCGTGGCCTGCGTAGCTGACATGGACCCAGCCGCTGGACGGCTCGCCGTTGTAATACTCCAGAATTGCCTGGTCAAAATCGGCGTTTATCGCAATCCAGTAGTAAAGCTCCAGGTTATCGATGCCAGGGATCTCGATGTCTGCCGCCTCGCCTTTGGTGTGCTGGCTGGTGGACTTGCTGCCGATGGCCTTATTGACCGCAGGGGATCGGTAGCCGCTGCTGACGACAACGGGCAGCCCGTAGTGTTCTCGAATAGGCTCTAAGACCTTTTCGCACAACTGCGCTAACGCCTCTAGCTCTTCAGCGACCGGCGTGTTGTCCAAACCAAGACGCAACGCCGTTTGGCTCTTCATTAATTCGTCCAGAGTGAAGTGCTTCGAGATGCTCATTTTTTAATGACCGCCCTTGCTTTGCTCATCGCCCGGTTGCCAAACCAGAACGACATAATGGCAGCAAACAACGCCTGCGTTTCACCGTCCCACGCTACAGCTAGGGCCGTAACCCAATCGACGCTTTGCGTGAAAATGAGCGAATAGACCATGCCGCCTTTGACGGCCAGAAACGCTGACATAAACAAATAGGTAACGACCGGCCTGACGCTGGCCTGCAAGCCGACGACCCACCCGCCATGACTGGCAAGCGCTGTGTCGTGAGCGTACAACCCTTTGGTTTCGGCAATGTCGGCTTCGGCGTCTAGCTCTTGTAATTTGAGAGTGGAAAGCTGCGAAGCGTACTGAGCTTTCGCCTCCAGCATCTTGATTTCTTGTTTGTTGGCTTGGCTCTGCTTAAAGAACCCGAGAACTTCTGGAACGATACTCGTCCCAAAGCCCAACAGGCTACCGAGCAGCGTAAGCATTAGCCCTTCTTCTTGCTAACCAGCGCATCAGCCCCGAAGAACGCCATGATGACGCCAGCCAAGCTGATGTAGATCATCTCTGCGGCTGGTACTTGTGCGGCTCTCTCGGGCCACACAAAGCTCGATGCAATCGTTACCAAGATCGCGCCCATCGCAATGTAGGCCAACCGGCGACGGTTCTGTTGCCATGACAACTTATCGGGGACACCAATATCATCAGCCATTAGAACGATCCAAGCTGGGAGAACATACCGCCAATGCCCACAACGCCGTTTGATTCTGCAAAAGCCGCCTGCGCTTCGTTGATGTTGGTGTGGTCGCCTCCAGTGCCGTCCCATGAAGTTTCGTCCCATGACGCAACATCCCACGTCGCCCCAAGGGCAGCGTTGAGGTAGTTCAATAAACGCTCATTGATGGTGCCTGTCGTAAACCCAGCGGTGGCTGCTACCGCCATCCAGTCTTCGTTGACAGTAGAGGCCGTACCAGAAGCTGCCCGGCACGATATCTGGCGAGCCTCCTGGTTGGTAGTCACGGTGTAAACGTGCCCATTGAGCTGAAGTTATCTGCGCTTTGGTTCGCAGCCAATGCTTGCAGAGCATCGTTCATATTGGTGTAGCTGGTGGATAGCTTGGTGTTGATGTAGTTGAGAAGGCGCTCGTTGTACGTTCCAGCAGGGGCCGACCGCGCCGTAAACAGCGCCACCCAGTCCTCGTCATAAGTGCCAGTCGTTGACGTAACGCCGCGAACGGAAGTCTGTCGGGCTTCCTGGTTAGTCGCCATGACTACTCTCCTTCTTTTTCATCTTCCTGCTCTCCAACAATTAGGTTCATGGAGAAGCTGCGCCTCTCGCCAGCACATTTGAACGGATAGACAGTGTGCAACAGATCGGATGGAAATATAAAGAAATCACCAACCTTGGGACGCACCATAAATGTTGACCTGTTCATAAAGGTCGGGCTTCCGTTCAGAAACTCTATGTTTCCTGCCGCTTGGTAGTGAGATTTATCTTCTTCTTCCCACTCCTCATCGATGCCCTCTGGGAGCTGTAGATAGCCTACGGCGGACAACTCCGCGTTGGTGTGAAGGTGGAGTGGATTGAAATCAGCGGCTTTCTGCTGGACATACCAGGCACTGTGGACCTGAACCACGGGTTTAATGCTTGAGGGAAGCGGTTTGCAATGGCGCGAGGCGTAGTTATTGACGTATCCCAAGGCGGCATCTGCAAAGTACTTTGCGTGAGGCTCCAGAACTTCAGTAGGAATTAGGTTTTGAGCGCTCACCTGGCCGACCAGCTTTTCGCTCCAGTCTGGGCCTTCGGTTCCGCCATCTAGGTCGTCATTGAAAGCGTCGATAATCTCTTGCGGCAGCGTTGCGTAACCAATCGCCGGGCCGAATGGCCTCATGCACGTTACTTCTTCGCCCGCTCCCTCACCTAGCTCGTGGTGAATTAAGTGTTCTAATGGAATCATCTGCTACCTCCCGGAGTGCGTTTACACATCATAGGACGCTTTTCTACATTTCGCCATTCTTCGGGTGTTTTCCGTTGTGCATGGCAGCGATCTTATCCACTTGACGCTCAACCTGATCTACCCTTGCCAGCAACGCCCCGACCTCCCGGTGGCGTCTTTCTAATGAATCGGGTGATGACATCTGCGCAAGAATCCCGAGTCTTTGTCCGTTGGTTTTTATCTCTGTCTCAAGCCGGTCCTTGTGCGAGTCTAGTCTACGAAGCCGGGTCTCAATGTCAGCAATTAGAGCCGTGAGCTGTTTGATGCTCTGGCGAGCCACAGCCATCGCGCCAGCGACAGACGCAACCATACCGGCCACGGTGAGCACCAAACGAAGATCGATAGCACCTTCCATGAGACACTAGGGAGCGTCTGGCCACGTCGGGTTGGCCGGATCACTGGTAGCCTTCGGTAGGTCGCGCAGCAGGGTGCGATAATTTGCCCACGCGGTCGGCACATCCTCACCAGCCTCTTGAGCCTTCACGACAACCCAGTCGGATGCGGCGAGAAGTTCGTCACGCTTTGCTCGAAGCGCAGCCCACTCTGCTGCGTCGTAGTCGCTGGTCAGCCACTTGTGATTGCGGAGAACGACCTCATCAGTGTCTATTTCTTCGTAGA